CAATATTACACACTCCTTTGGATTATAAATGTACGGTGATGATGGTGACATCCAAGAACCCCAAGCGGTTGTTTTACTTCTATGTGGTGACTGTTCATCTAAATCAACAAGCCCAAAGAATTTAAACCCTACTTCTTTCATAATCATCCAAAACTCCGCCATAAATAAAATACGGCCACCTCTATCCTGTACGTTAACTTCGTAAGGTATATTGACACAAATTCTACCTCCAACTTTTAAAGTTCTATAAGATTCAGTTAACCATTGTTTAGTGAACTCCCAATATTCGTCCATAGTCATTCTATCATTATGTGAATCATATTCAATTCCAACATTATAAGGAGGACTAGTCACCACTAAATCAATAGAGTTTTCAGGAAACTTACTCATCTCATTTATACATTCACCATTAATAATTCTTTGCGTCTCTATCATATTTTTTTTTCTAAATTAGTTAGTTCTATATTCCCACTCATCATTGTTATTTTTAAAGGGCTCTAATCCTTGGTCAAGGAAAACCGCATTTTGTTCACCAGCATAAAGTCCCAAAATATTATAATCATAGAATTCCTCGGCTTCACTCATAGTCATTAAATCTCTTTCACAAAGTATAGATAAAATTTTTGGTTTTGAGTAGAGGATTCTTCTTCCATTACCAAATTCCTCAACAATCCCAATAATTGCGCTCTCTAATCCGTCCAAAAGAATTGCTCCTTCAGCATATTCATCAATATCAACCGTGAATTCCATTACTCTTTTATTGAGAAGTATTTTTCAATAATTTCTAACTTGTCCTCAGCGTCAGCTAATAAAGTTAACGCTTCTGTGGCGTCTTTAAGGAAGTCGTTTGCGGTGTGGTCACCAATAGCCACGGCCTGATTTTCTAAAAGGTCTAAAGCCATTAATGCCTTTTCTTTGTCCGCCAAAGCCTGTGCTTTCAAGGCTGAGAATACTCTACTTTTTTTCATTGTTTGTTTTTTTTGTTTTCTTTTTTATTTTTTTAGGAGTATTCATTTTTGGTACTCCAACAACGTCAACTTCAATATGTTCTGAATCGTCTAAACCTTCTATAATTTTTTTAGTTTTTTCATCTAAAGATTTTTCAATTACTTCTGTTAGGGTCTTACCACCGACCTTGGGGGTTTCATTCTTTTTTTTACTAAAGAATTTTCTTATAAATTTTTCAATGATGTTCATTACTTTTTATTTTCTATATTATTTATTTTTCTTTCCAAATACCATAAGGCCTTCTTTAAGTCTTGCAATTCTTTATCAGAATCCTTTTTACCTGCCCTTGAGATGTATTTCACGGTGTTCCCCAAATGGAAATCTAAATCCCAAGCCTCAATTACTTTAATCACCTCATAAGGGTTATCATTTCCACCATAATGTTGTGGATGATTCACCATTTCTATTTTAAAATCCATACGTTAAATAATTTTTATTAATTCTTTCGTGATAACCTGCTTTAGTTTCATAAAGACATTTTAATTTACCATTACCCATTCCAATCCAATTTTCAGCGTTAAACCTATTTCTAAGATTTAATGAATTTATTTCGGGTAACTTTTTAAGATAGTCAGATTTTGACCACCAAAAATTACCAGAAAAATGAGGGGGTATTGGTCTTGATAGTAAATCTTTAGTTGTTAAATTAACCCCACAGGAATCAAACCCTTCATCTAAATACTTAATCGAATCCTCATATCGATTAATGATAAAATATTCCATATACTTCCTCCAATCATTAACACAATTCTTCAAATGTGTCAAGTTCATAGCTCCGTTATATGTTGTCATATTTTTTTCGGTAATACTAACCCCTTTACTATGTAGGTAATAACAATAGAAATCGTCATCCCGACTAATATCTTTAACGACTTTTAATATAGGAAATTCGTATTCATTTGACGTTCCAATTAAAGTTGAAACATTAATATATTCTTTAAATTTATCAGTAACATATTTTATATACTCTTCATTTTCATAGTATATGTATAAGAATAATTTTTCAGTCTTAGAAAATAACTCTGAAGAAATGATTGTTGAAATTTGATTATCCACAATCTCTTTCCAATCATTCATTAATGCGATAAAATAAAAACCGTAGATTTTCATAGATTATTCTTCTCGATATTCTTTTAACAATTCTTCATCTGACATAATACCATTAAATTTTTCTTTTAGGTTTGTCGTATCCACGTTGTCATACATTGCGTGAATGGCGGAATCTAATTGTCTTGCAAAAATTAGTGCGTCGTAGATAACATTGATAACCTTATAAGGATTCGCATTTGATGATGGTCTTCTATCCTCAAGATAACCTTTCCATATCTCACCAACTGTTTTAGGAACTCTAATCGATGCTCCTCTATCAGATACCCCCCAACTGAATTTGTCAATTGATTGGGTCTCAAATTTACCAGTTAACCTTAAATGGTTATCTGAACCATAGTTATCAATATGAGTTTTTTGTCTTGTTTCAAAAGAGTTGAAGATTGATTTGAAATATCCCTCTCCTCCAACTTCTCTCATTCTTTTGTTTGAAAAGTTTGTATGTAATCCTGAACCATTCCATTCCCCAATTTGAATTGGTTTTGGGTGTAGTTCAATTGCATAACCGTATTGTTCCGCCAATTTATGTAAGATGTATCGTGACATCCATAAATCGTCTGCAGCCTTTAGTTTACCTTTGGAAAATATTTGATATTCCCATTGCCCCAACGCAACCTCTGCATTAGTTCCCTCAACATTAATCCCCAAGTCAAGACAGTAATCTAAATGTTCATCAGTTAACTTTCTACCTACGATTTGTCCACCAACACCACAATAGTATTTACCTTGTGGGTCAACAGTTCCACCTCTTTCAAACCCTAACACATCTTTGTTATGAGACGAGCGAATGAAGTATTCTTGTTCAAATCCAACCCAAAAATCTTTATCTTCTTCACCTAACTTATTTCTGTCGTTTGTTTCGTGTGGTTTATTATTTTTATCCATAACTTCACATAAAACATATATTAACGGATATTGATTGTCATTTTTAATTTGACTTTGATAAAGTCTAACGGGTTTTAAATAACAGTCGGAAGAATATCCTTCGGCTTGCATTGTTGAACTTCCATCAAACCCCCATTCAGGGACATAACTAATATCCTCAGGTTTTTTGTCAACAACTTTAATCTTACTTCTCAAATTTGGCTCAGGTTTATAACCATCAAGCCAAATATATTCTAATTTTACTTTCATAGTTTGCTAATGTAATATTTATTTATTTTTATTGTTTTTTTAATTTTATTTCTAACCGAGAACTTTGGTTTTGAAGTTACGGAAAATCCAAATCCTGGATTTCCAATTCTAAGATACCATTGAAATTCTGAAACTCCAAATAATATTGGTCTACCTAAAACTCGTACTAATACTTGTTTTGATTTATTTCCGATATTATATGTTTTAAGACTGAACAACATAATAATCTTTTGAAAGTTTACTTTCAACAATGACCCCATCATTAATTAAATTATCTAATATTTTTTTAGATTCATTAATACTTGTTTTGAGAATATATTGTGAAATATAATCAATGTGAACAGGTTGTCTTAGTTTAGACAACAGAAGTTTATTCTGATTTTTTTCCATTGGTTTCCGATAATTTTAATTTTATTTCTTGGTCAGTTAAACCTTTCTGAAACCACTTAAAAGCATTTGAAGCAACCTCATCCATAAAGATAAATGCGTCTGCCTTGAATAAGGTTTTTAAAGGGGTGTTGTTACTTAGATAGGTTGTGATAATATCACTATCAACAAATCTTTTATTAAATCCCATAATTAATAATTTTAACTAATTATAAGACTATTTTTTTTATTTGTCAAAGTTATTGGTCATATTTTTTTATATGTTCAAGTCTAACAGTTTGTAAAATATATGACATAAGTTTTCTTTTGAAAAGAGGTATAAGAGTTTCATCCATTGGATACTCGTCTGACACTTTCATTCCAAA